ATCATTGCTGTAGTAGCTGCTGTAACCATTATCTCTTCTTGAGGTATTGGTATTGTAATATCAGTAAAGGGTACATTAACCCTTTGTACTTCAGCAGCAGCAGGTTCATTATCCTCTTCTTCCTCCTCATTACCAGTTGGCCCCCTTAAAGCACCAGATGGTACTAGCATAGGTTTAAAAGATGGTAGCTCTGCCTTTGGTAAGTCCAAGTTAGGACGAGGTAGAGCTGGTGCATCTGGTAGAGCCTGTGGAGGAAGGTTAAATGAAGGGAGGAGTGGTGGTCCTAAACTTCGGCTGGCCAACGTTTTAATCCACCTGTGCCACCTTTATATTCATCATTATTTATGAGATTTATAAGTGCAGCAGCATCAGAAGCCGCTGTTATTTGATCTTCACGTTCTTTTGATTTAGTCCTTACTGCAGCTCTATACGTTTTATTATCTGATGGTATAGCAGTTCCGCCTTCAGCAGCCCTTACAACCATCCAATCGCTTTTCACTAGTAAATCCTTTGCGAATCTTTTCTGCTTTTCAATCCACAAACTTTTTAATCCAGCAAGTGGTTTTGCATCACCATTAGCTAAATAAAAACGACTATCAAAAACCTGAGCAGGTTGTACCCAAGTTATACCTCCTGGTACTGCTGCACGTTGAGTTGCATTAGATAATCTTAACCAATTACCAGGATAACTTGTTCCTGCTGTATCTTTAAAAGGAACATCAAGTGCTAAAGTTCCTCCATTGTATTTGTAGCTCATAATTAAAATCCTCGTGCGTATTTGAAAGGTACTTCAGCCCAAGCGGCCCATATGTATTTTTTCCCATCATCATTCGTAGCTCCGCTAGAACCATGTATTTGTTGTGCTCCTGTACTAAAGTATGCACAGTCTCTGCCTGTGTGAGATCCAAGCGAATTATGAATCATTAAGTATCTATCAAGTGGATTACCAGCTTCACCAGCTGAATCATTTTCGGTAGAAGTTAAAATCCATTCTTGGCTAGCAGCAGTAGTACATTTAACAAACATCATTTTAGGTCTGAATCCACAGTTTGCAAATGCTCCATGAAACGCATGACCTGAGCCTTCATACTCGCCGAATGCACTAAATCCTGGCACAGCAGAGAAAGCATACATTATATAATCTCTTCCTGATCCACTTGTTTGATCATCGTTACCTAAAGGAACAACAGTACTAGTTGGATGACTATCATCAAACATTGCATAATCAATAGCTGCAGAATCATCATTTAATCTCAGATAATCACCAGTATCTAAACTCTTATGATATACAGTCCAATGTTGGTCACTACCTGTAAGTGCTTTTACCCAAACCATACTCGGTACTGTAGTAAGTCCGTGGCCAACAGTTGTAGAACCACTTCCGCCACTATATTTACTTATAGAGAATCCTGCAGTATTATTAACCCATTGGTTTGCCGCAGTAACAGTAGTAGATCCATTAGTATTATCTGAACCAGCAGCAGCTCCACCGCCCCAAACAAATGCTATAAAACCTTCGGTATTTTTATTTACTTGGTTTCCACCACCTGTAGATACATTTAAAGTAAAACTTCCTGCACCTACAGCGTCAACATAACCCCATTTAGGATCAGTTGCGCCTGCATCTACTACATTCTGTGATTTAGGGCTACTAGTAGATAATTTTTTAGTACCATCCCATCCACGTACAGTATCTTGTATAACCCAATCAGAACCTGAACCTGATTCATGTTTAATTAAAACAATAGCAGGTGTATTTTCACTGTTACTAAGGCTTACTGACTGAGATGCACTACCGTCACCAGTATATCTAACAGCATCAAAGTATTTTGAACCTTTTGGACCTGTAGCTGGTTCAGCTAAATTAGTATCACATAAAGTTTTAAAACCTGTTGGTGCAGCTGTCCGATAAGCTTTATCACCAAAATTAAAGAAAGCTTCGAATTTATCATGTTCAGTATCATCGTTTCTACCACCCCACACTGGAACATAAGGTGCATAAGAACTATTTACAGTTACTGCAGGATAAGCTCCTGTTGCAGGGTTTCCTGTGTTACCGCTACCATCATTTAGCCATGTACCATTAATACTGAACCATAATTTTCCAGTATCTGCATCAAAAGCTATACCAATTGTGTCACCTTTATATTGAGCATCAGGCCAGTTAGTTATTAATGTGGTATCATTATGATATAAATAAGCAGGTAAAGAACCACCAGAATCAACACCATGGTTAGTTTGTAAATAGTAATTATTTCTATCATCTTCCATACCTGTTTCTCCATCAGGCCTTTTAAAGTTTGAAGCTATACCAAAACAATCTGAGTGACCACCAGTGTTGGCACTACCACCTTCATTAAATAATTGTTTACCTTTAATTAGATGACACTCCCAATACCACTTACCACTGGCTAATTCAAATGTACCATAAGCTGTTTGGTCTTTGTTACCATTACTCCAGTATGTACCATTATGTCTAGAATACCACTTAGGCTCAATTGAACCGCAATCGCGGAAATTACCCAGACAGAAGTTACCACGCGTCACACCACCAAGAGCATCGTTCCCACCAGCTGGTAGGTATGAACTTGGTGAATCAGTAGATATATCTAAGTGTAAAGGACTACGCCCTTGGTCAATTTTAAATTCATTAATACGGTAAGTATTACCAGAAGCTCCATGACCTTGAGTGATTCCCCAATAGCGCGCTTTATTTCCATCTTGATTTCTTATTCGGAATTCTTGATAACCACTGCTACTTATTTGACCGACATGATAAACTGCGAAGTACCAGTAGGTGGCACCTGACATAGATGTTGCATCATTAGTACTGACCAACCCCCACGATCTTGAATCGTTATCCCATGTACCACTAACTGACGCTTTAAACATAGCTTCACCAACCCATTGAGCTGATCCTAGATCTAGCCATAGCATTCTATCAGGACTAAAAGTACCGCAGTCATATGGATTCGTTTTAATAGCATCACTATTATTATAATAATGATCACTACTGCTGCTATTATCATTTAATCTATATGTAGTAGTAGTAAAAGAAGGGTCGCCAATCTCATTACTGGTAAAAAAGGTACCTTGTGCAATAGCCCAGTCATTAGAACCAGCTGCATCGTTACCTAAGGCTGCTGAACTGCTTGTATCAAGAAAATCTAATTTAACACCTTGAGTACCTACACTACCAGAGTAGTCTTTAGGTTGCCATCTATCTGTATCTGCATCAAAGAATCCGAAGTCTTCAGCTTCTTTAGCAAGACCATCGAGGATGTAGAAGTCTGCAAGTTTACAGTTTAACCAACCCTGCCAATCATTGCTAAGACTCGATGAATCAGCACCAATAATATGTTGAACATTACTATTCATTAAGAAGTTACCAGCTCCTGAACCAATAGTAGCTTTAGTTTCATATTGAGTTATTGCGACACCATTAATCCATATTTTCATACGATCGTCTGCTGCAACTTCAGCTGTATCAACTGCTATTACTATATGATACCAGTTTGTGCAATCCCCCAGTCCACGATGAGTTCTTCTAACTTCAGCATTGTTAGTTAGTATCCTAAGGTCACCACCATTTGAACTAGTTCCATCTATATAAATGATAGTTTTAGTGCTAGCAGTATTACCAACTGAAAGAATATTCATCGTAGCATGCGCATCACCACCTTTATACCAGAAACTGACTGTCCATTTCTCACTATTACCAGCACTGCCTGGTGTTCGATGCAAATAACCTCTATTAGGTTCAGCATCAAACCTTAATGAATTAGTGATTTCTTTTACTGTATCACCTCCAGCTGCAGAGGCTCCAGCACGAATACCCGTATTATTAAGTACTGCCATAATTATGCCAAGCCTAACGAAGCAACGGCATGTATTTTATTAGCCGCTGCAATATAATAATCTATTCTATCTACAGTTCCACCGGCTGTAGAAAGTGTTGGTGCAGCTCCACCTACCCATTCAAAATCACCGTGCCAGGTAAATATTCTTGAACCAGTGCCATCTTGAGTCAATGTAATTGATCCAGATTGACCAACTGTTTGGTTACTAGGTTGAGCAAAGGCACCACTATGAGCTAGTGTACATGAAAAATTGTTAGCAGCATTAAAATCTATAGTAATACTAGCTGAACTAGTTAATGATGATATAGTACCACGCTGAGCACCAGTCCATGTTTGGTCAGTAGCTAAGACTGCATCACCATTACCTGTGCCAGCTCCTATAGTTGTACGAACTGCACCAGCATTAGCATCATCTAGAATAGTCTTAGCAAATGCTGTAAGATCATACACACCTGCTGCACCTGAACCTGTAAATTGTATCCCTTTATCAGCTGCACTAGTAAGTCCAGCAATAGCTGTTAGGTCTGCATCTAAGGTTTGATATACTGTAGGTGTTGCCCAAGATAGGGTTCCTGTACCATTAGAACAGGATAACACTTGACCAGTTGAACCATGACCATCAGGTAAAGTAAATGTTTTATCAGCTGTAACACTATCAGGAGCTTTTACACCTAAGTAATGCGATCCATTCGCATCTGTTTCTGATAGCCTCACTTCTTTCGCGTTATCTAAGACAACATTTCCTGTAAAAGTAGCCCCTGATAAATTAGCTTTAGTTGCATCGGCTGCAGTTGTTGAGGCTTCTATATTACCACCTTCTTTGATATACAGCCGATTTTCATCTGTTGCGTAGCATACTTCTCCTTCTTCGAGTGAAGCTTTATTTGTATTCAATACTGAATATGTACCCCGTGCTACGCGCACTGGAGTTCTAGGACTTGGTACTCCCATTTTAAGTAAACGCTCCTCCGTCGTAAGTAGTTGTTACTGTTGCATGACTTGATGTTAAGGTCCAATCACCTCCATCAATAACTGGCAACGCAGTTCTATCAAAAGCAGTGTTAGTCTGTACTCCGTTACCTTCGTGAGCTTGTTCAACACACATATAATGTAGTACAGTAGGTAGAGTATCTGTTGTAACAATTTGGGTATAAGCTCCACCAGAGCCAGGTGTACCATTAAGAGTTACTCCAGTTGTATATAATGTAGTTTTATCTGCTTCTTCATAAAACTTTAATGTATGACTAGCGTTTGATGAATCAGATTGATCAAACCTATAAGTTATACCAGGAGTCCATTCTAAGAAAGGAGCCTGTTCACCATCAATAAGGAATCCATTGCTAGATCCTGTGCCATTATATCTATGGAAACTATTCTTCGTAGCTACTTTAACTGTATATGTTACACCTGGTGTACCAGTTTTAAATGGTCTAGGGTTAGGTAAATACCTATCCTCAGGATCATTAGCAAAGTAACTCATATAGGCAAATGTAGCTCCCGAATGGGTATATTGTAATCTTACAGTAAGACCTGCAGCACCTTGGAAGCTTGCTGGAAGACTTGTTAATTTAGGTGAAGTACCTGCGTTGTAAGCTTCAAGACCTGTTGAATTTGCAATTTCAATATAATCATCTTCTGTATATGTAGCAGCTGCCCATGCAGCTACAGTAGCTTTAGAAGTATAAAGTACAGCTGCAGATACAGCAGCACTTGCAGCATTAGCAGTTACAACAGCTGCTTCTGCCTGAGTAACCGCATAACCTACACCCTTAGGATCAGTTGATGCGTCTGTATTATTACCTTTTAATGTCCATGATGAACCACCATCAGCAGTTATAGCTACGCATCTGTCAGTTGCTAACTTTGCAGTATCAGCAATTGTATCAGCAGCATTAGCCGTGCTGACAGCTGCAGAAGCATTAGTTGAGGCTGTGTTTGCCGTACTAACTGCTGCTGTAGCGTTTGATGCGGCTGTATTAGCTGTGCTTACTGCTGCCGTAGCATTAGTAGCTGCTGTGTTAGCTGTACTAACTGCAGCTGTAGCGTTTGTCGAAGCTGTGTTCGCAGTGCTAACAGCATTTGTCGCGTTTGTAGACGCTGTGTTTGCTGTACTCACTGCGTTAGATGCATTCGTACTTGCAGTATTAGCAGTACTTACAGCTGCAGCAGCTTTTGTAATAGCAGCAACGTAACTCCCGCTTTCAAGAACCCTAGAGTTAGTAAGAGCATCACTAGAGTCGTTTTCTGCTTCTTGAGTAACGTATAAATTTTGTGTATAGTTGTCATTTAGATCACTGGATCTAATAGCAGAACCTGGGTAGAAGGTTGCAGTTAGTGCAGTACTAGCTGTATCCCTATATACTCTGCCAGTTACTCCACTTTTAGGAGCACCTGATGTTTCCTGCCAGTTAGTACCACTACCTGACGAAAGGGAAATTGTTGTAGCATTGGCGTATGTAAATTTTGTATTGTCTAATGTAGTACTACCATGAGTGGAATGGATAAGTTCTACTTTCAAGTCTGATTGTTTTATATAAGGGAATGTAAATGCGAAGTCAGTTTTACTTCCATTTATCCCTGCCATAGTATTTGAGGTTGTAGCCATAATGCTTTATTTAGCCATTTGATGTAGTTTCTTTAGCCTCTTTTGTGTTTCGCTTGCACCAGATACATTACCTTGACGCATCTGATGTTTAAGCATTTTTAGTTCTCTGCCTTGAGAACTGTAACCTTGTTCTGCATTATATGCTTCTAAGGCATCCCAAGCACCGTTATAAGCTCTATCAATTATAAGGTCTAGTTCTCTATGAACTACCCATTCTTTAATGTTAACTTTACCTTTAAGTTTTCTATCATATTCTTTCATCTTACCTTGGAAATAACCATCATTCTCAGTCATTAACTTAATAACTTGACCTTTAAGATTAGCATTCTTACCTATCCAGTTATTAATAAAGTGTCTTTCATGAGCAGTAAGTGGTTGTCCTGTGAACTTATTTGTCCTTAACTTAGTCATACCATCCCAACCTGTGGATAACATCCATTGTCTCCAAGGTTCCATACTACCATTCTGTTTAAACATAGGTAGTAAAGCATTAGCAGCTTGAGTTATAGACTCATAACCTTTAATAGGTTTACCTGTGAAGACATCAAGTAGCTCAGGTAGAGCTGCTTCCTCACCAGTTGGCATCAGAAACTTATTAGCATTCTGCATATAAGAGAAGAAATCATTATTAACATCTCTTAATCCAGGGCTAATAGCGTTATTGAGAATACTGCGAATACCTCTAAATGGTATAGCTGTTTGATCAAATTGCTGTGCAAAGAATCTATTCCATGCAGTAGGATCACCAGATAACATATCTACAAGAGGTTTAAATCCACTAACAAATGTATTATTAGTAACGTTCATAGAAGCTGCAAAAGCTATTTTTCTAAAGATATCTTCACCAACAGCTTGATCCATACGGTTCATTTGATAAACCACATCAGATGTAAGTCCCATCAAAGAAGCAAAGGGTTCAAACCCTTCATAACTTCTCCATTCCCCTGTAATAGGGTTCTTAATTGATCTAGGCTGCCATCCCATACGAAGCATACGTGCACGTTCAGCACCATCTTGTGGACCATTACCAGTCATATTACCTTGTAAAGCCCATAAACCAGTACCCATAACAAGGGTACTACCCATAATCTGACGACCAATGTACTCAGATTTAAGAGACTGGAAAGCCTCTTCTAGTTTTAATCCATCAGCTATCTCAATACCATGATTCCTTAGTACATCTAACTTTTCAGCTTTAGTAGTTGCACGTAGTGTTCTCTTTACTTTAGGTAAAGCTACATTAAATGCACTACTTAATGGGTTGAATGTCCAAGCAAGTTGAACTGAGTTTACACCAGTTCTAGGGAATAAGAATAATCCTCTAGCAGCTGGAACATATTCCAAGAAATCATCGAATGCTTTAACCATTTCATTGTCAAGGTTAAGAGCTATTTCTCTTGAAGCATGTTTAGCAGCTTCATCTGTTAGTTTACCTGAAGCATCAAATGCTTGAGAGTATAGTTCGTTCTGTTTCTTAGAGAACGCATTGAAATTAACACTACCGTTAAAGTCTTTAGCTAAAGAGTCATATGCTCTAGCTCTAGCCATACCACTAGCCATAAAGGAATTAGTCATTCCGTCAATAGCGTAGAGTGCGCTAGTACCCCAACGTACAAATTGTTGCTTATTCCACCAACTGACAGCTTTAGTAAGCTGCCACATAGCATACTTTCCTTTCCATCCAGGTTCTTTAGCAGCTCTCCAAGCGTCAGCCATACTATCCATGTATTCCAGTTGATCCATTCTAGCTTGCTTTAAGTCAGCACGACCACGTAGCATAGCTTCTTCTGGATTCTTAACAGCTAAGTCCCAGTCACGTTTCATCACCTTTAGACCACGCCTAAAGTTCTCCTCAATACCACCAAAGACCCATGTAGCACGTTTGAAGGCTTTGAAGTCTCCTTGTGCTAATGCTCCTGCCATTATAGATGCAGGCTTAAGAGCTGTCATTGTAGCATTACCTAACAAAGCTCTAGCAGGTGCTAGTCCTAATAGAAGTCCATTAATTCTGGCTCCATGTAACTGCTTAATTAGCATACTAGGTACTTTAGGATTAGTATCAACTATTGCCTTCTTAAGTACTCCTACATTATCTTCAGTTAATCTATGTAGTTTATGTAACTCATCAACACTACCATTAGTAGCATCATAAGCTTCTACAAAAGGCTTATAGAAATGAGGGTTTTCTTTAGCTATTGCTTTAAGTGTATCATTTAACTTACCACCTGTAGCTTTTATCTCTCTAATATACTTGTCAAATGCTGGTCCTTGTTGATCCATCCATCTGATTACATCTTCAATATTACCAGCTTCTTTTAATCGCTGATATTCCTTAGCCTTTTTAACAATATACTGATTAGTACCAACTTCTTGTCCTAATAAATTCATCTTATCAAAGATGATATTCATTTGTCTAGTTGTATCAACCTGATCTCCTAGCATTTTAACTGCTGCTGCAGCGTCAGCTACGTTATCTCCAGCTTGCTGTGAAAGCATTGCAGAAGCACGCATCTGATTAGGATCAAACAACGTATCATATGCATTTTTAAATGCTTTGGAGGCTATAAGCCACTGCTCTTCATCTAGAAATGCATTAGAATTGAAGACTGTAGACTTCATATCATCTACAATGAACTCAAACTCTCTAAGAGGTAGATCTTTACCAAACATAGCGTTAGTTAAGTTATCTACAGCTCTATTCATTTGCTCTGCTGTAATGGTTTTACCATTTATAACAGCATCAACGTTAGGTGAGATAGAATTAAATAGTTGATCTAACTGCTTAGCACGGTCATCTCCATTAATAGCATGTAAGAATTTCTTATTGAATGCTTCATCTACTACAGGAGCTGCACGACCAAAGGTAGTATCTATATTATTTTGTATTTGAGCTTGATTAACCTTAGCCATAATTGGATCAGGTTGTGTATTAATTACAGCTCTACCTGCTTCATCAGGTCCAAGGTTATTTACAAATGCATTATACTCTCTGCCTTCAGGATCAGCTTTTATAGCTGCTTCCATTTCAGCATTCTGAGCTGCTTCTTTAGCTCGTCTACCAGAATCAACAGCTTCTGTTACTGCATTATCGTATTCAGAAGAGGCAGCAGTTCTACGTGCTATTATCTGTTCTGCTTCTACATCTCTAGGTATAAGCTTAGTCTTTTTTCCAAAAGCAAAAGCTGCACCAAGTAGTTCTACACTACCAGACAAAGCTGCTGCTTCAAATACATTCTTCTTATATCTAACATCAGGACTATCACTAGCTCTAGTTGCCCATGGTATATCCCATCCTAACCAGTTGTTAAGAGTACCTGCTAAGTTATCATCTGTCTGTGAATGAGATGATATAGCAGCTACACCTGTATCAACACCTGTCCATGCAGCTACACTACCTAATGTTTTTACATAATTAGGTAATGTCATAGAAGCTGTTGCAGCCCTAGCTGAGCCTGTCAGAACAGTACCACCATATAAAGTAGGTATAATTATAGAAGCTGCATCTCTAGTTAATTTAGCAGCTGGATGGTTATAACGTGGTGAGTTTTTATCCCACCATTCATCAATAGGTTTAAGTCCAGGTATAAGGCCAATAGCATCTGTTGCAAAATCAGCTACACCTAAAGCAGGTAAAGCACCTGCATGTAGAAGCTCTTCTATAGGACGTGTCCATTCAGGTTTACTATCCCAAGCTTCTTGACTTATATTATCAGGTTTTATAGGACCATAATTATTTTTCTGATCTTCGTAACCACCCCAAGAGTAATCACCAGGACCACCTTTCTCAGCTTGATCTGTAGTCAGACGTTCAGGATCTATAGGTTCAACCCCAGAGCCTTCCTCTTTCTTTTCTTGGTATGCATTCTCAGCATCTAACGCATCATCTAAGCGTCTGTCAGTAGGAGCTATGTCATACTTATATTCTTGTTCTTCAGCCATAGAAACCTCCTTCTACTTTTAGTTGGAAAGCTCGTGGATGTAGAAGTGCAGGTTCATTAAAACCTAATGGACCTAGTTTTTCTTCAGTCATTAATCTGTAAGTACTCTCCAGTAGTAAGCGTTCTTGTGGATCTTGTATTCCATCTAGCATTCTCATACCATTAGTTTTAAAATAAGCTTCAAATAACTTATCTTGAATAACAGCTGTAAATTTATCATTCATAGAGAGACCAGCTAATTCAACAGCTTCTGTTAAAGATTCAGAATCAAATCCATAACGACCAGCTAGTAAGAATTTCTCGCCTTGCTGTAATGTAACGATATCACTTATAGAACGAGTACTGATATCAAAGCCTAATTTCTCGTAGCTATTACCTTTATCTGTTCTGTTATAATCTTCATCTTCACTTAGTAAGGATTGAGCTTGTTCAACTACAGGCTTACTATAAATAGGATTCATCTGGCTTTCACAAGCTGCTCTATTTATATCGCAATAACCCCAGTTATTGAGAAGACGTTGTGCTCTAGGACTGAATCTATTGTAAGTTTTCTCTACGTCTTTAATATACCAATCAGGATAAGGTTGTATCATAGTACCTTTACCTGTCTCCTTAACTCTAGAATTATGATACTCAATTTGAGCTTGTTCAATTTTTAAAGCTTTAGGACTATTAGGTGTATGACCTATTGTTGATTCTAAGAAAACAGCTCTAGGTATCATACCATAAGATTGGTCATTATTTAAAGCTATAGATTTCTTCTCAAGTTCATCTCTATTTACTAGAGGTGTACTATACATTAAGTTATGATTATTAGCAAACTCAACTAAGCCGCCATTGTCATCTACATCTATCTTAACCCAGTCACCAGTAGCTCTATAACCTTGAAACTCTCTTGATTGAGTTGTTTCATTATAAACAGGTTCAAAGTCTCCACCTTTCTCTAGGATCTTAGCTGAGATATACTTACGAGTATTATCTAAAGCATCCGAATGACTCATACCACTTTGAGTTAAGCCTTTATAATAATTAGTAGCCATTGTCATGGCACCTATTCTAGCACTTAACCTTACATCACTCTTATCATCAAGTACAGTAGCAGGTATACGATTCTTCAGCATACTATCTACAGTAGCTTCAATTTGTTTCTTAGAACCGTAGTCACCTTCAGTAGGTAAGAATTGATTATTCTTATTAACTAATGCTATTAATGAAGATTCTGTTGCTATAGAAGGTTTCAATAATCTAACCTCTTCAGCTGTAACCCTTTCACCACGAGCTATCCTACCTTGAACAGTAGCTAAAGCTTGTGAATCATTAGCAGCATTCTGACCTCTAGTCATTACATCAGTAATAAATCTAGCTGATTCTTTATAGTTATTCTGAGGTGCATTAGCTATAGCAAGCATCTTAGCCCATGTTTCAGGAGGTGGGTTCTCACCAGCTAAACCATGTAAGTCAGAAAGGAATTGAGCATCTTTAATCTTTGTTTGCTTAGTACCTAACTGTGCTACAGCCATAGCTTGAGTAGCATTTTTAACACCAGCTTGTTCAATAGCAGACCATTCTCTTTCAAAGAATTGACCAAAGGTTTTATTTGCTCCACCTATTGTCATTGGATGGTTTTTTAATGCTTGTATTTGATTCCAACTAATTTGATTAGTTTGTAAACCATGAGTTATTGTCCCAACAACACGATGCCTAGCTGATCTCATAGACTCTCTAGTAGACGTATCACCACCAGCATAGTACTTAATTAGATTTTCTATACCAGCTCCAGGTCTAACTATACCATCTCTTTGAGGCAAAAGAGCATCTTTAAGGAAGGTCATTTCATCTTCCCATTGACGATTAACTGCAGTCTTCTGAGCTTCTCTAGTTTTAATACCAAGTTGCGCAGCTCTCGCTCTATCCATTACCTCATAACTACCAGCCAATGCAAGCGATTTAGAGCTTGGAGCATTAGCTCCAGCCTCTCTACGACGTTTGGCATCTAGTAATTGAAGTACAGTATGAACTTGGTCTGAACCTTTAGCTGAGTGCAGATCAACCTGTTGCCCAGCTATCTCTACCTTAGTATTACGATTCTCTGCATAGTAAAGTCCAGTATCCATAGCCCATCTATTGGCATGGGCTTTAGCCATTGCAACAGCTCTATAACCACTGATATTTCTTACTCTATCAATAACATCATCAGGTGTTCCATCAAGACCTAACTTCTGTAGTAGTAATTCACGTTGAGCAGAATCTTGCCAGACTTCATCTGTTACACTTTTCAGTGCATTCATCTTTTCCCAGCCTATGCCATGCTCATTCTTCAGTTGATGTTGCCATATATCAGCATCTTCCTTACGCTTTGCATCGAACTTTTTATATAATTCAGTACCAGTTTTAGTTAGAGCAAGTAATGATTTTACATTATTCTCTTGTGCACGTTGTCTAGCGTCAGCATTTGCAGAAAGTGCTCGTAAGTTTGCATCTTTTTGGTCGTGAATCGCCTGCGAAAAACTTTGCCTTAGCTTGAAGTTATCCGCACGATTCTTAGCCTCTATCTGTGCATTGTTTTCTAAGGCATTGATTACTCTACCAGCTTGTTTGTTATTCCAATCCACTTCCTGTTGCATACCACGCAAGGTTTCTAAGCCTTGCCTGCGTATCTTTTCAGATGGATCAGGAACTTTAACTAGATTAGCACCAAAGCCTTTTTGTTGGGCGTACCCTTTATATAGAATGGCCATTTAGTTTGTTTAAGTTGTAACGACTTCCATAGTGACATCCAGCTTACTGTAGTCAACTTTATAGAATCCGTCTTTTTCAGTTTGTCCAACGGCATCATTACGACCCATTGCTATTAGATCTTGGGCAGATGTTCCCATATATTTAGGACCATGCTCACCATCAAATCTATATCTAAATGTGTATTTAGGTATACCTGATGGTGATGTACCTACACGAGTTATATCATATTTCAATCTATCGTCAGATGGGAATCCAGGGAACATAGAAGCAACTTGAAGACCCATACCCACTGCACCCATAAAGCCGCCACCGCCGCCTGATCCTTCACCTTGAACTGGTCTAAATTCTTCCCACTGAGCTTCAGTAGGTCTAGCAGGTGGTGCAAGCATCTTAGGTTTAGGTAGATCAAGTGGTTTACTCAACTGTGGTTTAGCTTGTGGTTCAGGTGCAATACGTGATTCAGCTCCCATATCAGCAGAGTACTTCTGTAGTGCAATCTGCATGTTATCAGCTTCATACTGATCACCAGAACTCTCCATACTTTTCTGAAGCTGTCTTTGTTTAAAGTTAGCTTCTGTACCAGCACGTTCTAAAGCAAATTGATATCCAGTCTCTTCTCTAGTAATTTGATCTACTAATTGAGACTGTGCTCTACCTTGTTCAGCTAATACAGCTTGTAAGTTCTTCCTAGCACTACGACCAGATTGCCCCATTGCTCGGACTTTACCTTGATTAGCTAAACTTTTTAAAGCTACCTGATCATATTTATAATTTTTATCAGCTCTACTGGCTTGAATTTTACTAGTAAGTTCTCTACCTTGATGAGCTTGAGCCATTAAAAGGTCTTCATTTTTAAAACCTATCTCTGTCAACCTCTCATTATACTTTCTAGTATTATCATTAGTTGATATCTCAGCTGCTAATGCATTGTAATCTAATTGTTTATGATACGTTTGTATACTAGCATTGTACGCTTTGACCATATTTTGATAGTCAAAGATACGCATAGTCTCTTTATCTTTCCACTCATTCTGAGCTAGAGCATTCTTATGCTCGCGTATCTGCTCTTGATTGTATTGTTGGGCTTCAAATTGATCAGCACTAAAATCATGTGCGTTGACCATTTGCTCATAGTCAAATCTCCAACTATTTTCTCTTACAGCAAATTGCGCGTCGGTTTCACCGCCGCCGCCTCCACCACCTGACATATGTTCCTCCTAAATGTTTTTGGTTATTACGGAATACTCATTATCCCATTTAAGTTTTCTAGCTAGACCCTTCCGGGTCCATGCCTCTATAGAATCACAACCTTTACTTTTAGCAAAGTATTCTATAGTATCAAATAAATCTATCCATGCCTCATAATCATGTCCTGATTTTGTTGACCAAGTTATAATTCTAAATACTTTCTTTCGTGGATAATCTATAATCTCACCAACTAAGGCGCTTTGTATTTCATCATTAGTATAACCTATAAATAGATGTTCTTTATTTCCAAGTAAAAGCTTTAATACATCTTCTGGAAGCATTTCTCCATTAGCGTGTGTTAAAGCCTTTTCTATTAAAGGTTTAACTTCAATCCAAATGTATGGTATTTCATTTGGCTGTACAAGCTGCGCCTGATTAATCATGTTCGTCGGTAATAGCGGGGTGAGTAGTTACCTTCCCAAGCCATAGCAGTCAAAGCTACAGGGAAAGGTGAGTCGCTAAAGACTCTAAGTGTATAATTATCTGTTCTTTGGTGTATCGGTACTGTGAATACACTCTGTGTTTCAATAGGTACATCATCACCTAAGTAATAGTTAGCATCTTGAGTAGGCTGCAATGTATACCAATTATCTACATAAATTTCAATAGACTCAGCTGGTGTTGTAATGTTACCTGCTGTAACTGCATCGGCAGGGGCAGAACCAAAGGTTACAGTCACCTTATCTTCAAGTGTAGCATGATCAGCAACAGTATAATCAGTAGTTAAAATCTGTTTAGCACCATTAACTTTTACTATAATATCTGCTTTATCTTTAACAGAAAAAGAAGGCGAAAATGCCGTAGTACTACCATCACCTGTAAAAGATTCAGTAGCAGCTTGTACGCCTTTTCTTTGTAATTTAAAACCTACAACACTAGACTGTCCAATTGAGAATTTACATCTCGCTACTGTAAGAGCTGCTGTAAAGTCAGCAAGTTTACCTTCATTTCTAGCGTCCTGACGGAAATAAAGTTTAGGTAAAGTTATATCATAGTTATATTTATACCCTACATATACGTTTGCCGCTTGCGCGGATAAGTCTTTTCCGGGTACTTTGAAATAGGTACCATCACCATCTGACGCACGGGTTGGTGTGATCGTAAAACCAGACTCAGTAGTACCAGAGAAATTAGAAGTAGCATTACCAGCAATAACAATAACAGGGGTTAAGGTGGTTACATCAGAATAAGGTATGTAACATTTAGAGAAGTCTCCTGCTGTATCGTAGACAACCTTTTTATTAGATCCTCCAGCAAGACCATTATCAGCAGCTGTGTAGAAATCCATATGAGGGTTTACTTGTTGACCTTCTGCTGTAACTATAATAGCTTCTTCTGGTGTTTGAGTAAGTGTTGCACTAACTAAATTATATCTCGCTGCTCCACCTGTACCTGTTTTAATAACAGAATACATAGTATCTGAATCAGTCTCTACAAAGTGTACATTACCAGGAGCCTGCCAGTTAAACCATGTTTGAATAAGGTCAGTCTCTCCATCACTATAAGTACGGTAGAACCATATCTTATCTAGTGTTGTACCATACATAGCAATGAAGCTATTCTGAGGGCTACCTGCCATATTAGTAATAGTAGCTGGTATATACTCAGCAACAACCCGTCCTATATCTACTACTCTAGGAGCTTGTCCGGCACCTTGTGGTAACATACCAAAGACTCTTGTGAAACCAGCTGTGTCATGTGTCTTACTAACAAAGTTAATAGCTGTACCAACGTCAACAGGGTCTATATCAGGGTTCATCTTATAGTTAGATAAACCTCTAATCAGAGCTGTACTTGGTGTCAGGTTACCTTCAGTAGAGAACATCAGGAACTGCTGGTTTTGACTGAATAACAGTAAGCCTTGTGCTGTAGGTATAATACCATGTAGTGTCGCTGGTCTAATACTAGAACAACTAATACCAATAGGATCACTATCTACTGCAGTCTGAGCTGTAGTCATATAGAAGTCAAAGAACTCTCCTGACTTACTCATTTCTACGTTGTCATCTGTTAAGAAGCCAAGTCTATTGTTGTAATAGAATGCTTGCTGTATAGTTTTATCTTGTGTACTAGCAAACATAGGATGTTCGTTAGTTAACTCATCACCCACCTGTCTATCTACATAATCAATAGGTGAGAATATAAATTCATTCTTATCTGAGTTATATAACCTATGAGGCATAGTATCTTTATTAAGACCTAAAGACACACCTGGTCCTATAGTCTCTTCCCATACACCAGGTCCATCTACTTCATTATTAGCTACAAATTTAGCATAGTATGAGTCAGAAGCAGAAGCTGTGTTAATGATTTCAACTGTTCTACCATGTGTAGATTCAGCAGATAATAAACTAACACCATCTACTCTATCTTGATAGCCAGTCATAGACTCACCACCTTTACCGCCAAATACTTTATCTAAAGTAAAAGTAATATCGCTGCCATCGTCTACTGATATTTCAATACATGTACCAACAACATCACATGATATATCAGTTATACCATCTATTCCAGTCTTCAACGCATTTAATATATCAGTTGCTTTTAAGAAGTTAGTAGTAGAAGCATCATTAGGAGCTGTATCACCAGCTTTAGTATCAACTGTTACTGTTGTTGGTGATGCACCAGATGGGTTTATAATAACTGTATACTCAGCACTGTATTCTACTAAGTGTATCCTTAGAGTAGCCTTAGTGTTAGCTGTATAGGCAGGTGCAGTCTGAGTAGTTATAACTTTAGTTTTATTAGTAACAATAGAAGTATCTCTAATAGTTAGGAAGTCATAATCTGTAGCTACAATACTATTTAAATAAGATCCGATTACTTCACGTGCTCTAATAGTACATGTTACATCAGCATCTATTTTACTACCAGCACCTGAACCAGGTATTAAACTCTTAGATATAGTAACAGTGTCCCCTACGTTATAGTTAGTATTTCCCTCTGCATTAACCTTTATAGCTGTACATACACCACCTGCTATTGTGACATCAACTGTCAGTCCTGAACCTGATCCACTAGTAGTGGTAGCAAGACCAGTTAATGTAGCATTTGTACCATTACCTGTACCGTCACCTGTTATTCTAAACAGAGTTCCATCATGGTCAACTGTACATTTAGTTAAATCTATAGCATTCCATACATGGATAGCTGCAGTAGCTGGTGTAGCATGACCTACTATACAACCAATATATCTTTCATCAGCATCACGGTTATAGTAAAACCACTTAGCATTATCTAAATCATTGTTATCCCAAGCTGATCCACCATCTTCTTTCAACTGTGCTAGGAATTTAAAACCAGGTCTTTTTTGTAGTCCAAACGTAGGATCAGGATAAGCATTAATAGCTTGTTTAACTTGACCTGGTAGTTTCTTATCATCAGGCTGGTTAGATACACCGCCTAAAAAGTTTGGTACTGTTTGTGTTACTGCTGCCATTAGCGGTATAGGGCTTGATAGGGCTTGTAGCTGTCATAGACTTTCTTACCTCTTTGATGTCCAAAGAAGGTATAGTCTCCTTGATTGCATTCATATTCCATAGCTTGTGCTCGGTTCCACTGTTCCTTTTGAGATAGTATTTGATACTGTTGAGTATCTCCTACAATTCTACTAGATACAATAGCTGCAGCTCTAGCTACAATATAATCCTGAATAGGTCTAGGTAGGTCAACCCAATCAAATAACCATACAATATCACAAGCTACTTTCTCCCAAGTAGACCAGTCATATGTATGATTTACTTTGTCATATAATTTTCCACTTCTTCTTACTGTTTCATATTGATTATCTTTCTCATCATGTAAATCTATTTGTAATATATTATTTGCTATTACTATTTCACCATTTCCGTCTGGTGTTAGTTCATAATATTCTTCAGTGTTGAAGGTCCAGCCTTCTGCCTGTACTTCACGAGACACATTGATTAATGTATCATATGCAATCGCAACGTCCGGGTTGGTTTGATCTAATGTAGTGACAGGTGCCTGACCAACAGACGCCAGTATTTCATTTACGGCTGGTAATTCTTGAGTAGCGTTAGTGGTAGGGAAAGCCATAGTTAATTTATATGAATAAAAAAAAGGGAGCCGAAGCTCCCCGTATTGAGGTTAGTCACCTCTTGCTTGTGTATCGCCGCCGTCAGCTTCTACACCAGTATCACCATCTTGCCCTACATAGGCAGTACGGAAACACATGGTTTCAGAATAGACTTCGGATTTCAAAGCGGTAGCGCCTCCTTGTGTAGCTGCTACAGAAAATCTGAGAGCTGTGGATTTGTTACCATCTAAGTTGTTACCAGCTAGGGTACCTGTTACGGTAGCATAGGGTAACACTGTACTAGTACTAGGACTAGTTGGACCGCAGACACCGTTATTGCCGGCGGCCGCTGATGCGTTTACAATAGCCATAAGTATAAATATATAAGTTAGGTGTTAGCGTCACCCCTAGCAGTTAGACCATTAGCTAGGAGTTGGCGTCCGTACTCCATAGGAGTTGGTGCGCCTTGAGTTTCAGAACGTGTCGAACCCACAGCTTGACCCGCAGGTATAGTTCTTGTTGTAGCCACTCCAGGTTTAACTGACATAATATACCTCAAGCAGTTTGTATTTCAATTGCAGCAGCAGGGTTTAGAGTACCTACACCCATAGCCAACCTTCCAACGATCAAGTCGCCTTGATACATTGTCTTAATGTCAGCTCCGGTTGTTTGTACCTGAGGTCCAATTGCTTCTACAATTCCAGCTGCATCCTTCTGGTATATAAGTCCAGCATGATCAGCGAAAGCACCTGAATAATCGTTGTTTTCACCAACCTGTGCATTAACTGTACCAGCTTGGAAAGGCAGGTTGTTAGAACGCTTGATGTCGATACCAGCAATAGATACTAGTCCGTCTCCAGAGTTCAAGTTACCTTGGGTATTACCGTAGTCACGGTTTAGAATATTCGAATCAACCTGAGAAACGAGAGCGTAGTACTGGCGAGGTGCTAGTACAGCTGTGCGTCCTGTCTTAGGAAGGTTCTTCTCATCGAGAATTGAAGCGGCTTCAAAGAAGGCATCAACTAATTTCTGAGCATCATATTCATTGTTAGAACCAATCTTGATGATTGAACCACCTGGTTCTGGACCTGGTGATGCAGTGATTGGATGGGCTTCACGAGCTGCTAGAGCAATGGTACGGAATACCTTTTTGTCATATGCTTCAGCTAGAGCGTGGCCAATTTTCTTAGAGATCTCACTTCTTAGAGAGTAGTGAGCGAGTGTTTCATCGAGGTCGTATACGAAAGCGGAGCTTATGAGAAGGTCGTCACAGACGATGGTCTTCTCTGCTACTGGAGGATCACCCGATCCGAGGATGGGTTCGCCAGGAGTATGATAAGCTGCTTGCATACGGCCAGTGAAGATGAACTGTAGACTCTTACCGTTCTTTAGTTGACGGTTTTGTACAGTTCCTTTTGCTATCGTTGCTGACTCATAAGCTTTGAAAAGCTCACCTGAGAACAGCTTTAGATAGGTTGCGTATTTGGTATCATAAGCAGTACCAAGGGCCAAAGGAGTTTGGCTGGTATTGTTAATACTACCAATACTAGATACAACAGTATTTGCCATTATGCGAGAGTAAATGTATAGTTAACAGGTCTCTCAATCGATTGAAAAAATAAAAGTTTGTGGTCTATCCCACCGTCTAGACGGCATTGGGTATCCGCTATGTTAACTCCGTAGAGATTACATTCGGGCCAGTGCCAATGAAAGGGAGGTCCGACTCTGAGGTGCCTCCCCTCCTGTTCATTTAGAACTTCTGATATTCAAGATAAGAACCACGTAATACAGTAGTACTTGTTCCGCCAGCTCTCATACAGAACTGGAAGTCAAGGTCTCCCGCATTAGCGCCGTTATCAAGTACACCCTGTACAACGAGCAAACCATTTGTTGCTGAAGTTGTAAGAGATTGCGCAGCTTCTGCTACGATAGGAGCTTGTCCTATAGCAGTAGTTGAACCATCGGAACCAGATGTTACTGTCAAAAACTTAGTAGGTGATGCAGGGATATCAACGATATATTCAATATCTGCTGTAGCATCCCACAAACAGAATAGATTATAACGAAATACTAATCTCTCATACTTTCCTATTGGAAGTTTAAGTTCAGTAATGCTAGCTAAAGTTTCAGTAGCATTAACCTGATCGTTAGGTAGAATCAAACCAGAGCTAAGAAAGCCTGGTGTATATACAACTGTACCAGCAGCTGTGTTTGAATTAAAAGGCATTGTTTAAATTGGTATAGGTTAATCAATCTGATAAGTTCCGCCTACCAGACATCTAATAGTTTTGTGTGATTACGCACGTTGGACAGAGTTAGAATTTATACTTTACTCCGACTTTGGTTCCCCATGAATTATCATCATCGGTATCCTTATCAGCAGTGAGTAATGCGACTTCTCCATATACATCTACCTTAGTAGTAGCTGCAAAAGATCCGCCAACTTTACCAGATACTCTGGTATCAGAATCAGCTGTGCCATCTACTGATACAACAGCGGGACCGCCTTGTATATAGAATGACGCTGTATCTGTTCCACCTTCATATCCAACATGGACATCGGTGGTAGTGCCGGTGTAGTTTGACCCGGTGAGAGCGGAGTTTGCTTCCACATTCAAATATACTCCAGCAGATGCAGGAGTCGCCAGGGCTGTTGAAGCCAGTACGGCTAGTGCAATAGTTTTCATTGTTAAAAGTTACTTTGTTTTGGTATAAGGGATACCGCGATACTTTAGTTGGACTTTCATTAGTCTTCTCCATAGTAACAACCCCCCGTTCCATGAGTTGTTTTCATGCAAAGCACGTTAATGCCCCGAACGGACGCGGACCCTGTTGGCTTCTACTGCTTCGACAAGCGAGCCGCCACTGTATATTAAGTTGCTACTGTTTCAGCACCACAGTCAGAACCATCAGTTGTTGTACCAACCATTGCTTTACACTGTGCTAGTTGCGCTGCTGCAGTTGCGTTGTCATTGTAAGGAATGAACCAACGATCACCTGTAGTATTAACTACATAGTGTACTTGGAAGTCATTAGCCCGTGACGCAGGCTTTGGATTGTAAATGATACTCATTTCTTTTTTGTTCCTTTTTTAGGGGGTCTCCCGACTTGAGACCCATAAGTTCCTTTTCCTTTTGGCATTAGAATTGTAAGTTAGATCGTTCTAGTTTATCGTAAATGTCCTGACGATAAGCAGGGTCTTTCTCATATCTACTATCACTCATAGCTTTCACTACTTCGGCTTGGCTACGGAACAAGGCGCCTTCAGATTTAGCTGCTTTACCTGTAAGCATTTCTCCATCAACTCCTTTGGCATCAGTATATCTATAAGCTAAGGCTTGTACTGCAAAATAAGCAGCAAGAGGGTTACCTTGATCCATGACATTGTCATACATCTTCACCTCGTTTTCAGTAAGATTCTGGCCAGCCCACTGCATCATATCATTATAACCTTTCTCACCACCAACAACTCCTTTCAGTTGTCCGACGTGTGCTTCAGATAAGCCTTCTGATTCAGGAGTGTCAACTCGTTCTGATCTATCCTTAAGATACATCTGTGCGATTTCTCTGGAGTCCATACCAGCGAGTTGCTTAAGAGTTTCTTCTTTATATTCACCTCCTTTAGCTTCTTCCCAAAGAGTATTTAAGAAAGTAGTGTCAACTTTATCTTCCTTTTCTTCTTCCTTTTCTTCTTTAGCTTCAGGTTTCTCTTCAGGTTCAGCAGTCTCTTCGTTAGGTGCACCAAGTTTCTTTTGTAACTCAATGTAACCTTGCTCTAAGTCTTCTGCATCTTTAAATTTACCAGCTAATAATTGATTCTGTTGTTCAGCTAATTGTTCTCCAACGGCTAGAGCTTCTTGCTCTTCTGCATTTAGTTCACCTTCAGCCTGTTCATTAGGGTTGTACGTTAGTGTTGCCATTAATAGTTTCTACTTGTAAATTTCCAAGACCAACTGTTTTAACCACCTTAGTACCAGGTGCTTTAATAGTTGGTGTTCCAACCTTCATCCGAGGTGCATACTTTATCTTAGTGACCTCTTCTTTTTCTTCAAAGAGTTCCTTATCGTCTGCACTCAGGGGTGGTTGAACTTTCTTTGTACGTTTAGCCCGTTGGGGGCGCGCCGCCTTCAATTTGTCCACCGAGTTCCTCCGCTAGTTGTGGGTTTTTACTTGGGTCATTCATTGGATCACCTGTGGCAATCTTAGCTTGTTCTAGACCCATCTGTTGTTGTTGCATTGCTTGGTCTTGACCTTGAACTTCTTGCATAGAATTGACAAGGTTCAGTACATCAATACCTTGAGCAGCTGCTAGACGTTTGATAACCTCTTCAGGATTAATGAACTTCTGTGTTGCCTCTGGTCCCATCGTTTGAGAGATGGTAGTAAGGAACATACCTAGTGCTTCACGATCCTGTCCTCTACCTAGAGCATTAACACCTGCTACAATAGTAGGTTTAACTATCTCTTTAGGTAACTTAGGTATCTGTCCAGTCTTCTGGAATACAGACAACTTTCTATTTAAATATGGTACTAAGAACTCAACTGTAAGTAGACTAAACAGTCCACCAAGCTGTGCTTCTAGTTCCATCTGTGTCATGCGTACTTCTTCTGCTGTGGTACGCTCACTCTGTCTGACGCTTAGAATTAAGAAGGCTTCTGAAAGTCTCTTCTCTAACTGTTGCATCATGTTATATGCAGTTGCGAAGTCTGCAGTCTTACCGACTTGCACAACTCCTATATCATCTGGTCGTCCTTGGACGATTGCTCCGTTGCCTGCTTGGGCTAGAGTCTGTGGTTTAGTGGTTGAACTAGGCGACACAACGAACACAACCTTAGCTGCTGCTGCTGATCCTTCTACGAGTGCCTGAGACAATGCCTCAAGACTCTTCAAGTCACCACAAAATTCTTCTACTCTTCCCCTTCCATAGGCTTCACCATCTACTGTATTAAAACGTAGATGAATCCAGGGGTTAGTATCTAATGGTGCCTTACCTTGTGAAGCTGGTATAATTTTATCAAAGACTTCTTGATGCCACACGAAACGATTGTTATCTCGTTTGATATGTGTATAGACATCACAATCTTCTCTATCATTATCCGGATCTATACCTTGCATCTCTAGAGAATACTCAGGTATTACATCCGCCAACAATTTTTTAGCAATTTTTTCTTTGGTTACGATTTCAATTACATTACCGTTGCCATCTCTATCTATTACAAAACGGTTTAGCGGGTATAACTTAAGTCCATTCTTACCCATAAAGATTAGAGCATTACCTGCTACAACCAAGTGCTTAAGCGCCTGGTGTATAGAAACTCTATCATCTGAGGCTGCGATAGCCTCCATGATTGTTCGCTCAATCTTAGCAAAAGATAAATCTAATTCGGACTTCACTTCAGGTGGGATCTCCTCACCAACTTGTGATTCATCCATCTGAAGTTTGAAGAAGCTAGTGTTCACTGGCATCAGAGCCAGCATGAGTTTTGATGCTAAGGTTACTACACCTTTAGCTCCGACGGATTGCCAAGGAGTTTTTAAATCCCTGACTCCACCTCTGAACTGTTCTTCATCTCGAATTAAATATGGAAGTGTAAGTCTAGCCGCTGTATCTGCTTGTGATAAATACTCTGAACGGTATCCTACTAAAGCGTCATACCTTTTTCTGGCTGTCATTATACGTTAAGTGTTTTAATTTTTAGTCCTTTGTTCGGCCTAGCTAATGCAGCTGTGCCTGCGAGACCGGAGCCTCTGAATGGTGTACCTTGTGCAGCTTGTATACCCATTGCACTTGGGTTTCGTACAGCAGTACTACCTGTGTACTTAATCTTCAGTGCATCCTTAGCAGCTTGTGCTACGTCAGCCTGGAGTGTACCATAGTCGGAAGTAAGTGCATCATACTTACCACTAAGAGCACCATACTGACCTGATAGGTTTCCATATGCACTATTTAATGTATCATATTTACCGCCCATATCAGATATCGCATTCTGAGCGTTAGTTAAATCAACGTCTCGTCGGATACCTGTAACCATATCTTGATATGCAAGAGAACCTTCTGGATTAATTCTACCTTCCATATGGTTAAGAATGTCAGAAGAATCGAGATTTTGCTGCCGCATAAAATTCACATCAGCTTGACCTACATACGCTGACTGTCCTTCCGATGTATCGCTTACCCCCCACCTAGATGTTGGACCTGTACTTGCTAAGTCAGATGCTAAACTACCAGCCACACTAGCATCTTGATTTTGTGATGAAGTTCTAGCTCTACCTAAGTCTGATCCTAAGGCACCTTGAATATCCGATATACTGTGACCGGCTGCTAAAGCAGCACTGACTGCTTTGTGTCCTATCTTTGGTTGTCCTGCTGCATTTGCCGGCCCACCACCTGGGTTCGCGTCAAATATTTCCCAAATATTTCGTGGCATTTTAGTTTCCTCCTGCTGTGAATTTAGCTGTTGGAGCAGACTTAGCTTCTCCAAAATGTTTAATACTATCAGGTACTTCTACCTGTCTTCTCTTAATACTATCTAGTGTTGGTAAACTTGCAGGTTTAACAACTGAGATAGGTGTGTCGGGTGTTTCCCAATCTGACTTACCTTTAGCTTCACCCCATAAATCAGGTACATCTAAGTAAGTAGCTTGGTAAGGTGTAGCAGTATCAGGATCAAACTGATCTACATACTGGTTGTCCCATGTATCTCGTAAACCACCGTCGTCTTCATCCTTTGCTTCATGAGTCTTAGCATAATCAAGGAAGTCAACACGTTGACTAGTAGTTGCAGCATCGTCTCCTCTATCAGTCAAGTAATCCTCCAGAGTACTATAATCACTAGCTGGACCACTATCTCTTTCACCTTTATAATCTTTAAAGGCAGATTGATAAGCATTGTCATCATAGTAATGAGCCCAATCTACTTTACCTCTGGTCTGATGTTCGTAGTGTTCGTCAGAACCTACAGGATTCTTTTCAAAATCATGATCAGTCCAGTCTCTTACTAGATCAAGACCCCAGGTAACATTAAACTCTGCATCATGCATAAGCGAATCGTTAACCTGCCAACTATCAGTGGAGTACATACCTTGAGTTGGGTCTCTATCACCTAGTGATTCACCTTTGTTAGTTTCCCAAGCTCGTTGTTCAGTACCGTAGAGTTGATCTATCCATCTAGTTTCATAGTTATTAGCTTGTGTATCAGTGAACCTTTCGTTGTCTGTTAACGCGCTGGTCTGGGACTCACTTAAATCTAGTTCACCTTGTTTGACATCAACATCAAATCGATCCCAGTACCAATCTTTATTTGGCATTACTTATTCCTCAAGTCGTTTGACCAGCCACTCCACGACGGAGCGCTGGCCTGCTTTGTACATTATACTTGGCAACTCTTCTTTAGGGTGGGGGTTAGAGGGAGGGAAA